CGACTTGAATACCCTATTAAAATAAAACAGACGAACCCTACTCTGGCAGCTATGATAATCAGTCAATATGGCGGACCATACTTCAATAAGGTATACAGTTTCCCTTCTTATTTATATAGGTATATTATCATAGTGTTTTTAAATATACAATAGCATTATATTCTTTCGATATTATGTACATCTATTGCACTTGTTACTGTATTGCCAATACCAATTACTGCTCGATCACCATTAATCTGAATAACATCATATTCATCATAGTAAAGGTTAAATGCTCGGTCAGTGTCATAATCGACATTAAGAATAACTCTTACTTTATCACCAACTTTTATATCTGTATTATCACAGCCTTCACCATTCGAATTGTCGCTTGATATAATACAACCATCGTTGACCCAACCTGTTCCATCATTGATTAAGTAAGGATTGGCCGCCCAAGGAATAACCCTTGTGATTGTTCCACTATTAAATCCCTGTGATGGTGTAAGTCCTGATTCTGATGTTGATGAAGCATATATTGTATTATACTCAACGCAATCTCCAATCTGATACTGTAACTGCTCTGTATCAACTACATCAATTTCAGCATTATTATCTGAGATTGAATTATCATTGCCTTCAATGTCATCTCTGTGATCATATTCATTTGCTTTTATAAGTCTGTCAAAGACGTCATCACGCATAATGTCAAAATCTACCCTTGTACCATCATTAAGATAATAATCACTGCTTTCCTGTGATATAGCAAATTTATCTTCACATATCTCACCATCATCATTCCAATGAGCTTCCCAGATAAGAGCACCGTGCTCTATAAGTTCATCTACATTCATATATTCATTTAACCAGCTATGGCTTGCATAGATACCCTTTGCAGTAATATCGGATAATGCATCAAGCCATATAAGTGCAAGCTCCTGTGTATAATGGTAATCAATGCCATTTTCAGCCTTATATCCGTCTGCATCCTCTATGTCGAGATATAATCCCATTGTTGGATTACATTTGTTATACCACTCTCTGATGTGCGCAGCTTCACTTAATGATTCATCATTGTTTCCTGCATACTGATAAATATATAATCCGTATGGGATACCTCTCTTCTCACATTCATCTATATATGTCTGTGCCATGCTATCGCACTGGCTGCACTCACTATCATCTTCGCTTAAGTCATTGCCATAGGCGCAGCGGATAATCACGTAATCAAAGTTAACTGCAATGTAATCAAAATCAAGTTCTCCCTGGTGTCTGCTTATGTCTATTCCTTTTTTCATAGTCTTATTCCTCACTTTCTTTTTATATATTTCCGCTATGTGCGCATAAAAATAGCACACATAGCGATTACTACATGTGCTCATTAGTTAATATATGTTTTATTGTTACTTACCTCTGGTACTGCCTTGTCCTCTGCAAGCTCATCATCATCTGGCAGTTCATCAGTATACTTGCTAAGAAACGTCTTAACATATAGCCACAATTTTTTAACAGGTAAACCGCATAATGCCATATTTTTTAATATACTTACAGTTTCATATGCTATATAGAGCAATGCAATAAATCCTGAGATTCCGATACTATTTCCGATATGCTGTCTTATTTCCTCCGGTAGGAATCCAATCATATTAAAACCTGTTATGTAATCTACAATTACAAGTAGCATTATTGATATAACCATTGCACACTTTCTTATTGCGCCATCGATGCCAAAGCAGCTGTTAAACTTGTGTTCTTTAACTGATCTTAACACTCCAAATATCGTATCAATAATTACTGCTATAATAACCAACTGAATCAACTTATTATGTGCGGCCGCTATATATATTTCTCTCATTGTCATCATAACTACTTATCCTCCTTGGTTTCTTCTGTTGTCTGCTTTGAATCATTTGCTTTTGCCGTTTCCTCTTTCTCTACGTATGCAGTTCTAACAAGCTCATCAAACTTATTATCAAATGCTGTGATCTCTTCATCATAAGCTGCCTTATCTGCGTAATACACAGACGAACTCTGAATAGTCTTTGTAATGCTAATTCCTCCATCTTCTGATAATGAAGAATTGCAATACATAACCTGCTTGCTGTCTGTTCCTGTACCGGTTTTGATTGTGCCCGACAGGATAATTTTCTTTGTCATTTCTAACATGTCTTTGTCCTCCTTGGATATAAAAATGGGTTTGAATTTACTTTACTTGATACTTAAATAAAATAAGTGAAATTGTAATATGTTTGTCCTTGATTTACTTTAATTTCCGTTTTGCTATAAATCTGCAACGCACCAGCAGGTGTTAATTGTCCATATGCTGCAAACGCTTCTGGATTATATACTGCAACGGGAAATTTTATTACTTTGCTTGGTCTATAATTTTCGGGCAAAGTGGCAATCGTTGTCCAATTTCCAGCCCTAATTGCTACAGTATTAATTAATTTATTCGGCATTATATTTACCAGTGCTAAAGCGGATGCATACGTTATGATAACATTTTCACGCGTTGTTGTTATATTGCTGTTTAGCTCACTTATCATACTATTGTTATTCTTAATTCCATCCTCAATATGATTCAGCCTTGCAGCACTCCAGGGAGTACTTCCACTTGGTCCATTTTTCCATATCTGTTTAACATATTCTATAAAATTCATAACTGTCTCCTTTCTACTAAAAAAGGACATCCGAAGATGCCCTTAATTGTTATGGTGTTCCGCTTGCCCAATAGGCTGTTCCACTTGAATCATAAGTAACTAAGTTACCATCGGATTGAAATGATACTCTTTGCCCATTTGGGTTGTAAATATTAATATTATTCCCATCGCTTTCAATCCTACAAGTTGAATTGCCGTTTTTAGTAAATTCTATTCTGTCTGGATATATAATGGTCTTGGTTTCCGCTGTCGAATTTGTGTCACCAAAAGTTACAACAACCTTTTCAGTTTTTAATCCGTCAATTCCTAAATACGTGTGCCTTAAATATCCCCACATATCTGTGGCTGAAATATCTATTATTCTACTAGCATTGCTCGGATCTATTTTAGCCGTAATTGAACTTGCTTTAGCGATAGGTGAAGTTGAGGTATTGAATTCTTCAAGTCCTGCCATCAGACGTTTAATTTTTACAAAATCTATCAAATCAATCGCACCATCGCCATTAAAATCATATAAACTCTTGTCTAAGCTACCAGTTGAATTGTTGTTTATTGCTGTCCTTACTGCATTTAACTGTTTAATGTTTGGCGGTATATATCCGTTCTTAGTAGTGTTCAATGAACTGCTTATGCTCCAGCCAGCCACACTTCCTAGTGTTGCACGAATAGTTCCCCCAATATCTGCATTTTTTGCATATAAATAGCCTGTTGGCGATAAATAGTAGTTTGGTTGCTTGCTATATCCTTCTGTTTTAGTTCCAGGAATGACTGACATAACATAAGGCGTTATATCGTCCGGAACTCTTAAGTCAATCATATATAACTTATTATCATCCGGACTATATACTGTTCCCAACTTACTTTCGCTTATACTCCAACTTCCAATTTTGCCAAAGTCTGCAATAAAATTATGACAGACAATATTGCCTGCCTCTGAAATTGTTGTATTTGTGGAAGTGAGAGAAAACGAGTCACCACTAATACTGACTTTTTTATTTCCCTTAATATTGATTGAGCCTTTAGCACTAAGAGTTATATCGTCTGCAATAGCTTCTATAGCAGACTTAAGCTCGCCTGTTGCTGGGTCTTTCTTAATGTATGCTTCAAGGCTTGCAGATGTAGCATAATCCCCCAGCTTGGCAGTTACTGCCGCCGATATACTTGTTTTCCCAGGTGAAATAGCCTGGATAATATCTGCAGTTGTCGAATACGTTTTAAGAACATTATCAGTATAATTATTAGCCCCAGATGTTGCTGCATTGGCTGCATCATCAGCATACTTCTGTGTTGCATAAGTCGCCTGCAGTGAAGAGCTTATTGTTGATTTATCATCCTTAATCTCCTGAACGATTCTGCTAATCATCTGAGTAGTTGTTGAATAATTATCTCTGATATCAACCTTAACCTTGCTTACCTCTGACGTAATTCCATCAATAGCAACCTGAAAAGCTGTATGCTTATTAAGCATATAAGCTGTCTCACTTGAAGATATTTCCGTCCAGCCGTATTTGCCATTCGACTGTCTGAGGAACTTCCAATACCTGCCTGCACTTTTCATACAAGCAATAGCTCCAGCGTGCTTAGCATACTCTTCCTGTGTGTACTGCCACGTATCTGTTTCAAAAGGATACCAGTCTTCTGCCGGATATACCGGCACAAAGAATTCTGTTGCCGGATAATTGTCCAAGTTAGGAGCCCCTGTAACATCATATATCTCAAATGTACCGCTTAGCTGCTTAGTAACGTCAGACATATCTATCTTAAAGCTGTCTAATGTTGTCTTAACATCATTAAACTTGCTTTTTACAGAATTGCCTTCCTCATCAATATCCGTCCACCATAACTTATGCTCTATGAATGTCTTAGACTGCAGCATAGTAGAACCCCATGCCTCAGAACCACCGCTAACATAATTATTAATAGTCTGAAATGTACTCTCCAATGTCTGATCTGTAGTATCTACGTGTATCTTACTTGCATTAAAAGTATTGCTCTTATCTGCATTCATAACACTAAATACACTATCTATATCCAGCTTCTTTCCGGATATTGCGGCATTATCAGATACCATATCATTTCTGATAATTGCTTTCTTAATTCCGGATTCCTGAATACCATAAAGCGGGTCAAACATCAGATTTCCATTTTTATCCCAAATGTAAATGTTATAATCACCGGCTGCATCTTTACCAAGCTGGATCCGTACCCGGTCCTTATCTCTTATCTGAATAGTATTATCCTTCCAGATAGACTTGCCATCCTCACTATGCACATTCATTACTGTTGTGTTAATATCTATACCAGTAAGCTTATCAAATGCCAGTTCTTTAATCATAGCGCTTGTTATCTGCGCATCACCAATTACAGATACAACCGAATTCGCAAAATCCGTTGTTATAGTTGTGCCAGTGGCAGAACCAAACAACAAAGTATTCACCTTTTCAACATCAACATTCAGGTCCTTAACACTTGCTTTTATCGCTTCAAAGTCAGTTGCCTTTAAATCTGCAAATTCACCGCTAAGCGACTTAAGGCTCTCAATCGTTGCATATGTAATCTCTGCCACGTTCGACTTAAGATAATTGTTCCGGATATTCTCCAAGTCATTGTTAATAGATACAATCGTTTCTGCCTGTACTGTATTAGCCTTAACCCATTCTGCATCAACTTTCTTAGCTATAAGCTCCTTTGCCAATATCAAATCAGAATATATTCTCTTATTCTGCTGTGTTGTTGGTCCTTTGAAGTCTACTTCCTGCTCTGTCTGTGTCTTACCATAAGATGTTATAGTCATAGCAAGACCACCATCATATTCCTGCTGGATGTTCATCACAGGCACCTTGTAGGCATCTTCACCATCTTCCACAGTAATCATATCCCACGGATCCAGGCGAACATCTCCTAATGTCTTAACAGATGCACCCCTGTAACTGAACCCACTAAGCTTCTTAAAGATATTATCAAGCCTGTCCTGTGTCATAAATGGATTATCAAATGTAACACCAAGTATTCCACCGCCAGATGTTAAAGTTGTAGAGTTATCAACATTACATGATAACTTTTCCAGATTATAATTGCTTTCATCTTTCTCAAAGCTCATTATCCTTGTCACATCCAGCTTATAATCCACATCTGAATACCACTTAATAACAATAGTTCCTGTTCTGTCAACACATGCAAAGCCACCTGCCATAGAAGCGATATATCCTATCATTTCCCTGTATGTATATCCCGCAGGCTTTGTTGATATCATTATCGAAGAATTTATATTACTTACATCCACAGGAACACCACATCCGGCGCTTATCTCATCCAGAACTGATACAGCACTTGCAGGATATGTAAGATCCGATACATATAGCCCTGTTGTTTTCATCATTCTGTCATAAGCTGTAAATGTTGTAGTTGCCTGGTCATTTGTTGGATGTTCAGCAGTAAAAAAGCCAACTGGAATATACTCATACTTTCCACTTGGCAGCTTCAATCCTATCTCTATCGGTATCTCTGTATTCTCAAACAGCTCATCTATTCTCTTAATACTAAGTTCAATCTTTGCCGATACTGCAGATCCTAACTGTAGGTATTCTTCACTACTGCTTGATGTTTCATAGCTTAACTTCTTAAAGTTAGCATATATCCACTTATCATTTATCTTGAGTCTGCCTCTGAAGGTTCTTGATGGACTTCTTATCGTTGCCTTAAATGCATCTGTTACATTGTTATACATAGGCTATTCTCCTATCATAAATTCTAATGCTGCCATTTCTTTTGATGTTGGTGTATCGTACTTCTCTGTATCACACATTTCAAGTACACTCATTGGTACTGTCATAATCTCAACTTCTATCTCAAGATTAGAGATATCATTAAGCTCATTAAGCGCTTCCTTCTTTGTTTTCTCATCTGGGAATACTATCTCATTATCCTTGAAAACATACTCTCCATTCTTATCCTTAGTTGCTTTCCCATCTAAAACCTTCTGATTCTGTGCTGCTGCAGTTTCACACTCTGCTATAAGCACCTTTAAATTCTTTGCAATTGCATAATTAAGCTTTACAGGAAAATGTCCGTTAATCCCCTGTAACTCTACTGCCTTGTTTCTTATATCACTAACCTTTAATGTCTGTTTCATATGCTCTCCTTACTGCTGAATAATCGACACACTTGCACTTCTGTAATAGAAAATACCATCATCAAGCTCCCCAATTACTTCCTTGCTTAGTGTACCTCTGTAACTTGTTATTGTTATATCCTGTCCATCATCATGAAATGTTATTGGGAAGAATCCGGCAACAAGCTTACTCTTAATAAGAATCAGCTCATCTTCCTGAAGAACTCCCCAGGATATAGATAAGGTCTTCTTTTCAGCAACTACATCACCTAACATTGTTCCGTCAAGTGCTCGTCCTGTTGAAGAAGACCATATAATCTCATCATCCACTTTGATGGATATAGGAGCCGGAAGCTCCTGATTGTCACATCTTAGTATCAATTCATCACATCCTTAATGTATAATCTCACATTTTCCTGTCTGCTTTGTATGCTCGTTAATCTTATCAACTACATACTTCTTAAGGCTCTTTCCATCTAGCTGTATATCAAGATCTAATGTTTCCAACACTTTAAGTATCTGCTTAAGAATACTTATAGCCTCAGACAACAATTCAGCACTTGATGCCATAGCTGCTGCCTTCTGTGCCATATCAATAAGCTTATCCTCTGGAGCTACAACTTCGCCCTGGTGTCTGTTATCACCTATCATTGCAAGCTGTGGAGTATTTGGTTTTACATATCCACCTTCTGCAAGATATGGAACATTACCAAACCCAACTTCCGGTAAATCAAACCCGAAATGGTCACCACCTATAACAGGTACCCAGTCAGGCACATCAAAACTCAAACTATTTACCTTACGAACCATCCAGTTAATTCCACTTTCTAATCCGTCAAGCATCCCATTTATAAGTCCGATTACCATATTAATAGGTCCTTTGGCTATATCTGCTATCATTGAGAATATTCCACCAAATGCATCAACTATACCTTCCCAGGCTTTTGACCAGTCACCTGAAAATACACCAGCAATAAAGTCAATCAATCCACCAAATATCTGCTTTACATCACCAAATATATTGGAAACATTATTCAAATAAGCATTCATTATATTGCCTATAAAACCGAAACTATCAGAAAAATCTATGTTAAAAATATTCTGTAACCAGTTATCAAATGAAGAAAATGCAGACTTTATATCCTGCCATATGCCTTTGAACCAATCACCTGCTTTGCACCATTTATCAGTAATCCAATCCCAACATTTTCCTGCTGCATCCTTAACTACATCCCAATGTTTTACTAATTCGTATATAGCAACTCCTAACGCTGCTAAAGCTACAATAACTAATGTTATAGGACTTGTTAATACGGACATAGCAACACCAAATGCTGTTGTAGCTGCTGTGGCTAACCATGTAGCCGCTGTATGTGCTGCTGTGGCTGCTGTATCTGCTACTTTAGATGCCGTTGATATTCCCCATTGTATGGCCTGAGAAACTAATTCCTTTGTTGCTAATGCCATATTTACAATAAAATCTTTTATTCCTGTGGTAACATCTACAGCTTTATTTTTTGCTTTCTCTGCAGTATTCTTTACCCACTCTATTGATTGAAGTGCTAACTCCTTAGTTGCCTTTGCCATATCAATAGCCAGGTTCTTAATATTTCCGCCTATATCAACAGCTTTATTCTTAGTCTTCTCAGCAGTATTCCTTACCCATTCAACAATATCATCTTTCAATGCTATAGTTGATGCTTTAATATTAGTTACTAAGTCCTTAATACCTTTTACTGTATCTGATTGCAGGATATTTACCTTAAACCAAGTAGTATAATATATTTCAAGCTTTGATATGGATTGTATAATGCTTTTAACAAAATCTTTTGCATACATAGCACAAAGCTGAATTGTTTCAAACTTATCAGCTATTTTTGCTAATGTACAAGCATGTATTGCCGCTTTCATTTTATTTATAATTCCAACAACACCGCCAGCATTCATAAGAAATTCTGCTAAATCTACAGCTTTCCAAACTGCTGCAAATGCTCCTATTGTTATCACTATTGCATCAAATGGACCTTGATTATCCTTTATCCAATCAGATATACCCTCTAATGCAGATGCCAATCCTTTCAGAACATCAACAATCACTCCACCAGTCCAACTCGCCACAGGCTCAAGGAAATTATCCCAAGCCCACATCCACAATGGCTTCAATGCATCTAACGTGCTATTCAGTACATCTAAACAGCCTGCTAATACATCAAGAAATGCCGGAAGCAAATCTTCTATAGTCCACTTAGCCAAAGGAACAAATATATTGTAATAAGCCCATTCCAATCCAGCGAACAACTTATCTGTTAATGGTTGTGCAGCTCTCTTAAGGTTATCAAGAGATGTTATCAGATTATCAAAGGATATTGCTTTAAGTGGCTCTAATGCTTTTTTGACTTTATCTGCCATATCAGATATTGCACTAGAAACATTAGATGTACTTCCACTCACATCTGGTATAAGGTCAACGCTTCCGATTCCTGAAGATGTTCCACCTGTACTATCGCTTGAATCAAAACTATCATCTGTTGGCTCTGTCAGCTTATTTATCTGGTCAAAGCCTGCAAGGGACTTCTCAATATCCTTTGCTGTCTTCTTAGCTGCATCTCCTATTCCACTTACATTATCTGCAACACCTCCAGCATCATCTCCTATGCCTGCTATATCAGCACTTATACTTCCCATAGAGGATGATATATCGGCACCTGTAAGCATCTGCACGAAACTAGCAAATCCATCTGCCACTTTCTGCAGTCCTGCAAGCAGACTATTAAATCCACGCAGAATAGGTGTAAACAATGCTATGAAGCCTTTACCAAGGCTAGCCTTTAACTGCTGAAACCTTAATGTAAGTATTCTTGTCTGGTTCGCCCAGGAGTCCTGTGTCTTAACAAAATCTCCTGTAGCATTGGATAATGCACTTGTTACATATTGATAACGTAGCATTACCTTTTCCTGCTCTGTCATCTTTGCTGTGGTCTTACCGAAGCCGTTATTAAGTGCATACTGGTCTAAGTTGGTCTGAGTCATAATCACGCCCAAGTCCTTGAGTGTTTCAGTCTCACCAGTCCATATAGACTTAAGCTTTGTATATGCCTCATCTGTCCCAAGATTATAAAATGATGCAACATCACCGGTTAATCCTGTGACATTTTCAGCCATATCAAGCGCCGCCTTACCTGTAATACCCATAGCATTACTCATCTGGCCAAATACGCCCATATACTTCTTAGCCGACAATTCCGATAAGCCGAAGTTAGTCATAGCGTTGGAGGCCCACTGGTCTGCCTGCCAGCTTAAGTCCTTAAATGCTGTATCAACTACATTCTGCACTTCTGTGACATTTGAACCAACTTCTATACAGTCTTTCGTGAACTTAGTAACTGCCGCTATGCTTAATCCTGCGGCTATCTTCTTTCCAAAACCACTAAATATGCTTGTAGCCTGCTTAGCCGCCTTATTGGAAGCTCCTGTAAGCTGGTTAATTATCTGTGAACTATCTATACCAAGCTCCAGAGCTATCTGTCCTACTGTATCTGACATTCCCCCTCCTTTCCGGCACGAAAAAAAGACTGCCTACTTCTTCGAGTAAGCAGCCTTAAAATCTCTTTGTAATCGTGTCCAATATTCTATATACTGTGGTGTTCCCACCATTTTCCTATTACGCTTCAGAAGCCAGTCATCATGTATCTTTTTCTGTTCCTTAGTAAAGTTCCTTATGACTTTAATGTCTTTCTCTGCCCTTATACTTACCACTCTTCCCAGTGGTGTTTCCGGCATTATTCCAGATAATAAAGAACAAAATTCCGCCCAGGACATATCATCTTCCGTCCGCAATCGTATGCCATACTGTGACAGGAAACTTGACTCTATCAATTCCCAGTCATCATATATGTCATAATATATGTCACTATGAGGGTGTATTCTCCTCTCCATATGTGCCTGTAGCAACGCCCATTATTGCATTATACATTTCCTTATATTCTGGAAGCGGTAAGTCCATAGCCTCAATCTTATCTGCTGCCTCTTTGCCAATAAGCATTTCAAGAGCCTTTGTTATAAATCCCATTCCGTTGTCACTATCTTTCTTCTTTTCAGCCTCAGCAGCCATAACCTGCACATTAAGAATTGTATTCTTCCTGTTATTAACAGTTACAACCAAATCATCTGTAATACGAACCATAGGTAACTGGTTAGTAATCCTCATAGATATATCAATTACTTTAAAATCTGTCTTTGCCATTATTCAAATTCTCTCTTTCTTTTTTATTCTGTATATGGAATATATGTTGGTTTTCCATCACTCTGCGCTTCCCATTCAAGTGCATCAATACTTGTTGAGTCTCCTCCAAGGGAAGTTACATTTATAACTGCTGGGATAAGAAGCTGGTCAAGGTTTGGGAAAATAATTGAAACCCAGGTATTACATTCCTGTCCTGTCTTTAAAGCCAGACTTGCAATATAATCATTACCTTCATCACCATAATTGCGCTTGCCGCCCATAGTCATACCAAAGGATTTGCCTGTTGTAAGTCTCCTTGTCCAGCCTGCCTGGTCCATTGGATTCCATTCTTCAATCGTTCCATCTACAGATATGCTCAAGCTCTCTGCATCCTTTACTGTCTTTGTCTCTACTGTTTCCGGTGTATCTGTATTCTTTCTTCCTGTTATACATACACCGAACTGAATTGTATGTACCGGATTAACACCAGTAAGTGGTGTTGCTCCTGCATTATATCCAGCTAATTTAGTATTCTGTGCCATACTTTTACCTACCTTTCATAATAAATATCTAATTCTATTACACTCTCAAAGATACCTTTATCATCTGTCCCTACATCAACAGGCTCATCAACCAGCATTTTAGTGAAGAACACTTTAGTATCGTTGATTGTAATATGGTTCATATCCCTAAGCATATTGTAGAGCTGTTCTGCTGCCTTCTCGGTGTCTCTGACACTTGTATTCCAATGAACTAATATACTTATAGACTTAACACGATAAGAGCTGTTATTTAAGCCTCCTACAGCAGTCTGTGGTGGTCTTTGTTTGTTAAGGTTATATACTCCTATACTCTTATCTTTTTTATTATCCAGTTTGCCACAATATACGTTATTATTGTCGGCAACGCCAAGCCCTGCTACATAATCTCTTACATCACCTATTCCTAACATCATAACCCCGCATTCTTTTTATAAAACTTTTCAAAAGCATTTTTGGCAAAATCTTGTTTTCTGCCTCCTTTAAGATAATCATCAAGCCATCTGCCCTTGGCATTTGCATTGCCTTCGTGTCTTTTACCTTCATCATCTACCCAAGGTGATTGATGGAAATTATATTCAGGATGATAATATAGCCTTCTTACATATGGTGTACTTGATATAAGTTCTACCTTGCCATTAGCAATATCCTGTGTGTATACAAATGTGCTCTCATTCTGTAATGCACCTGTATCTCTAGGCATTACCTGACTTTGAACTACATTCGTATGTATTGCTTCTGCTGTCTGTACTAATGACACTTGTGCTGCTGCCGTAAGCTTCCTTACCATAGGCATATTAAGCTTAACTGTTGACTTAACATTCTTCGCCATTACATCACGTCCAATCTTGTATAATTAACTGTTCCATCAGGATTGCGGCATTTTGTGCCTTTATATATATGCCTTTTTTCACCTGATACAATTATATCTCCTTGGGTTATAAGAGACATCTCTGGTGCAATATCTCCAGGTATCAAAGCACAGCCTTCAAGTTGTATAAGAACCTTTTCTGCCGTTAATACTGTCTTTCCACTATCCTGATAGTTGCATAAGCCATCCCATATAACAGGTTCAAGAGGCTCTCCATAGACATTTCTGCCTTCCTGCTCTATCTCAATATGTGCTTCTGTTTTACAGAACTGCTTTAATACTAAACAAGGATATTTCATGCTCACACCCCCAGACTTAAGCAGCAGAAGCCTGTCTGACATAATGTCTGGTATGTATCACGCTTTACAGCAATGCCATTCTGTACAAGCACATTCCAACTGCTGCCAAACTGCATAGACACACCATTAATAGCATAATTCTGTAGAACACAATTAATCATATCCTCGTTCTCATACTCAAAATCAGCCATATCACAGCATACATCAATTATTATTGCCTGCTGGAACTCTGTCAGATTATCAAAACCTCTTGAAGTTATACGATTAAAAGTAAGCGAGTCGATATGACGGCTCGCCTGTTTTAATCTCTTCTCAATCTGTTCTTCTGGAATAGTATTATGTTCGCTTAGATATTGCTCTTTACTTGCATATACCATAGGCTCACTCTGCAATCTCTTCTGCAGGATCTACATCAACGAATACAGAATCAACCTTACCATCCTTGCCATTAGGGAATACAAATGTATCACTTAACTGGCGATTCTGATAAAGATATCCGTCTCCTTCTGTATGTGCTCCTGGTGCGAAGAAATAAATAGATGAAATCTTAGGTACTGTCTTACATGTCTGTCCACATGCGACAAGTACATTAATCTTGCGTGAGCCCTGAACAGTTTTTTCATAATATGTGGCTATATTAGTCTTTGTAGGCTTTGCCACAACTGTATAAGCGCTGTCGCTCTTAGTGTAGTATGTCTTTCCTTCTACCACATCTGTATCAGTTGTTATGGTATACTTTGACTTAAGCGGAGCAAAGCCGCCCTCTGCAACATCCCAATCGAATCTGTCATAGAATCTTTCATCATCCACAACTTCCATAAGTGTCACACCATCAATATCAGTTACACGTGTTTCAATGCCAAGACCACCTTCTGCAATCTGTGTCATTTCAATCTTACGTGTAAATTCCTTTGATACCTCAAGCTTATCCATAATGTCAGAAGATACATACATAATGAGACTTCCATTTGCCTTATATCTTCTAAGCTTGCCTGCTGCCAGAGTATGCTTAAGCTTAGCAAATACATTCTCTGATGTATATTCTGTGGAAGCTGTTTCAGTATGATATAATTCTGTCTTCTGTGCAGCCTGTGCTACCTTGCTGAAAAATAATGCATCTGTCTCTGGTACTACCTGTGTCTGTTCAAATATGTGTGAAATATTCTGAATAGATGCTGTCTGATTTGTTTCATCAACATCTGCCTTATCAACCATAAACTGTACATCTCTGTCATGTGTTACTGTGTAAGGAACATCTTTCTGGTTATATTCTCCTGTGTTCCATCCACCTGATCTCTTATGGTTCTTATAACCACTTACACTCATCTGTGTAAAATGGAATGTCTTTGCATCTAACCATCTGACATTGTTTGTGATAAATGGTGATGTAAGTGTGCCCTGAATAAGAATTTCTAATAATTCAGGACTCCACTGTTCTGCATAATTTAAATTTGGCATATTATTTTACCTTTTTAACCTTTCTTAATTGAATCTGTTCCATCTCTTTGTAGGAACGTTTACATTGTTACCTGCAGAAGACTGCTGTCCATTATTTTGCTGCCCTGCGCCAATCTGGAATCCCTCATTGTTCTCTGTGCTTGGCTTAAGTGCAGGTACATCCTTTAGAACCTGTTCAAGTGCAGCTTTAACATTGTCCTCTGATATCTTTCCATCTGTGCCCTTTGCCTTGCTGAAATCAGCCATCTTAAGCACATATGGAAGTGTCTTGGCATTAATACCAAGTGTCATTGCTACCTGTGTAGCCGCAAGCTCTATACGAGCCTGTTCAGCATCTTTCTGCGCTGTTGTTACTTCATTCTGAAGATTAGCATTAGCGTTCTGCTGCTGTTCTACCTGCTGCTGTTTATTCTGCTTAAATGTTGCAATAGCCTGGCTTACTTCCTCCTCGGATAGTCCCTGCTGCTGGAAATAGCTTTTAAGCACAGCATTTTCTTTCTTGGCAGTTGCGGTGTCTAACATGCTCTGTATTTTGTCATAGTCAATTCCAGCCGCCTGCTGATTATTCTGACCACCCTGCTGTCCTGCCTGTCCGTTGTTGTTGTTTCCAGCGTTCTGGTCGCCGTTACCATCTCCGCCCTCAGCGAAGAACTGTAGATTAATAGGTAATGTCTTTCTCATACCTGTCTCCTTTCCGTTTACCGCCCGTCGGCATTTTCCTAAAGTTTATTGCCATTAAGTTTTGGGCATATAAAAAGGACACCCATTACTGAGTGTCCCTGATATTGATATTAAATTGTGTTTATGCAAAAGCTATATCAAGCATCTTAATTATCATATCCGCTGCTCTTTCTGCTCTTGCATTGTAAATCTTATAATCTGGGTTATGTATTAAATCACCCTCTCCTTTATGAATGAAAAAGTGTGCCAATATATAGGCTAATTCATAATCAACCTCTTCCAATGTCATATTACTTTTCATTCCTATCCTATTACCCTTTAAGTAACTTGGTGATGCCTTAAAGTCATAGCTCCTTATTTTCATATTATTCTGTTCTGCAATCTGTGTAAGCACCTTGAATATTAAAATTGGATTTTTCATTGTAACCTTGTTAAATGGCTCCTGCGGTTTTATTATCTCTGTACTCTTTTCCTTTGCTCTGAAATAAAAATCTACCAGATAATCATATACTTGCCACGCTTTATCTGTGTTAAGAGATTTTGCGTGAAGAAGTGCTCCTTTTTCTGTCCAAAGATACAAGTGACTTGCCCTATTTGCAACCAGGTAAGGATTTCTTACCTGGTTTTTAAAAGCTTTAAGTTCATCTCCCACAAGTACAATATAGTGTTTTCCTTCTACAAATCTATGTTTATTTGCATTAAAATTTGTTTTTATAGTATCTGTAGTTGTTTTATATGCTTCCGCTAATTGTTTACTTGTTAAAACTCTAATTCCCTTAACTTCCAGTATCTGTGGTAATTCCATTTTAAAATCTCCTTTCATATTACCTTGAAAGAAGTTTCCATCTGCATTATAATATTTACAGAAGATAACTTCTAACCTGAACAATCGTTAGTGCTGTGGTAGGTGCAACGATTGTTCTTATTTTTTATCCAACTTCTTAATTCCGCGACTAATTGCTTCAGTTCTATTTATATTTTCCCTTTCACAATAATCTTCTAATATTTTTTTATCCTCATCACTTATTCGGATGCTTAATTTATTAGGTCTTGGATTATTAGTTGGTCTGCCTGTCCTTGGACTCATAACCTCACCTCACTTTTGTCGGGCATAATTATATTATATATTATGTCGGGCAGAAGTCAAGCGTTTTATTGACATTTCCATTATCTTATGATATGTTAAATATGTACTTAAGTACAATCTCTAATGAGCGTATAGCTTAATGGATAAAGCAATTGTCTAACTAACAATCAGATGCGGGTTCGAGTCCCGCTACGAAAACAACAAGCATCCTGATGAGGATGCTTTTATTTTTTGAAATTTGAAACTTTATAGCTGTCTTGAATTTCACGACTCATTTTTTGTTTTCTTATTAAATATTGATATTTTCTCAATTTTGGATATAATATAATTAAGATATCTTAATAAGGCATTGATGCCTTGCCCCCTTTGGGCGAGGTCATCAATGCCTTATTTTCTTTTATAAATGCCTAACATTTTATAGTCTTTTATCCTCACTTTCTTAAAATTGGGTATAAAAATACCACCAATCTTTCGACTGGTGGCTGTTACTTGTTTTCTTTTATTTCTGCTTTATCTTCATTATTGCTTTCTGCCTTTATTGGTCCTTTTTCCAATAATGCAATCAATTCATCAATTGTCATTCCCGGTTTTCCATCTAATATACCATCCATTGAAACACCTCCTGCCTCAATATTACCCTCTCTGTATGCCAACAGAATAGCATTTTTTTAAAAACAAATCAATACACTTATTAATATTATCACTATATTTTTCCTGACACTCTCTCATCAATTCAACCGCTCCATTATAATCAAAATGTTCGCCTTTTGAAATATATCGTACATCTCCTTGATTTATCACAATGGTCATAGTTTTTATTGTGTCGTGTCTCATAAATACTCCAATATCATTTGCGTAGCGGTGCAACACTCTATTTTTTTTTGTCGTCTTTTAATTTTTTTATGCCCTGACGAATAGCTTCTGCTTTTCCTATATCTTGTCGAATACAGTAGTCATTCAATATCTCTGATGACTCCTTATCAAGCCTTACAGTTATTCTTTTATTCTTTTTTGTTAAGTGGCTTCCCTTCCTTTATCCATTCCTCATAAGTAATATCTTCGGGTAATATTTTAAAATATTGTTGTAAAACTTTAAATGTCGACCTATTATATTTTTCTAGTTCTTCATCTGTTTTCTTTGGTGGATTTATAAATCTTTCACGTTCTTCTTTTGTCATTTTTTGTTTTTCTTCTTCCGTGAAATGAATCTCACTTAATTCCATTCTGAGTTTAAAACATTCTTCTGGAGAAAGTTCTTTTCCTCTTTGCATTTGTTCTGATTTAGGTAATAAAAGCCATTCCCTTGCTGTTAACGTCAACTAATCCACCTCCTCTAGAAGAATATTCCAAATATCTTTAACCAACAATTTTGAAACAACTTTAAATCTACTATTTCGCTCATATAGCACTTCATTTTCATTTAAACCAATAGAACTTATATCTCGTCCATTCTTGGAATTTTGTATATAAATTTTTATTTTTGCTGAATCATTATATCCTTCTTTTTTTGATGTGCTCCAATACTGTCTGATTATTACTACTTTTCCTACTACAAACTCACTCACAAAATCATTAATCATATCTTGCTCATCTAATCTATCCGTAAAATCGACCATTCTTATTAAATTGCCTTGATATTTCGGTATTTTTGACAATGCTTTATCTAAATTATTTATAAGCTGTTTATCTTCTAGCTTTAATTTTGATAAATCATTTGCATTTCTTAACATATCATTTATAATATATGACTCAAAACTCTTGTATTGAATAACAGCTTGCAATTCTTTATCTGATAATTGAATTATATCACTATCACATAAATCCTCAATATGCTTTTCAGATTTACTATTATCAAATGATACATTTTTCTCCCACTGTTCCTTCCTTACCTCATACATCTTCTTATTATCCGTATCCAGCGAATACTTCGACATCCTATCGAACTGCTCAACCATTCTTCCAGCATATTGCTGTTTCTGGTCCTGCTTGTAATCTTCCTTAACCTGCTCAAGTTCTTTCTTGGTAAACTTACTGTCTGGCTCTTCATCCAGCTCAGGGAAGTATGTTGTATGTACATCTTTGCAATTTGGATGATAAAGCCCTGCTGCCATAGCAGATGACATAAGCGGATAAGGACCATCAGATGCCTTACCTCCACTCCATACATCATCTATAAGCACCTTCCCAACAAATGGAAGGCACTTAGGACAGGCATTAGCACGCTTATTCATAATAACCGTACTAATTCCCCAGGACTGTCTCATCTCTCCCTCTCCGGTTAGATATGCACGCTTATTGGCTGTCTGAATTGCCATCTTAGCATAATCTTTCATAGTATGCCTTGTGCCATTCGCATATTCAATACAGTTGATACCTGCTTTAAGGAAATCCTTTGTCGCCATATCAACTGCTTTCTCATATGTTCCTGCACCCGTATTCGCATACACCTGAGCATTGAATATTATCTGCCGGTATTTATCTTCCGACATTCTAAGCATTGCTTTTTCCGCCCTGTTAAAATCTGACTTCGTAGCTTTAATCAGGGCATTAAGCTTTCTTGTGTTAAGCTTGAAAAAAGCACCCTCAGTGCCTTGTGACACCTTGGATGCTTTTAATCCCTTTTTCAATGCTCTTAATATCTTCTGTTCCTGCTCTGTGCCGCCTGTCTGCCTTGCTGTAAATATCATTGCATCAATTGAACTGTTTATATCACTGAATCTGCCCGCAAAACGTGTCTTGTTATCTGCTTTATATTTTTCTAAGGCTTTAAGCTGTTCTACCTGCCATTGTTCCCAGTTGAATCCAAGTTCATCTTCTTCTGCTCTGTGTCTGTCAAGATTTCGTATCATAGAAGCAATCAGCTCATCTTCTATGGCTCTAAAGGCTTTCTCTATGTCATATTCTGTATTAAGTGCCATAAGCTACCTCACTTGTTATCAAAGCCTGTAAAACTGTTATCAGCGCCATTAACTGTAAAGCCATCTGCCTGCATATTAAGTGCCGGCTCTTCCATATCAGATATACCCTGCTCAGCCTTAAGCCTTGCTATCTCTTCCTTCTTCCATTCATCATCCTTGGTATCTCCATACAGCTCATCAACAGATGCCTCTATGCTCATAATGCCGCCCTGCTTAGCCTTGCTTACTGTCTCAACCTGACTCTCGAACGAAGGGTTAGCGTACTCACCAAATGTCACATCAATATCTATATCCTTAATAGCTGTCTTATTAAGCGTGTCTATGGCATTAAATGTTGCTGTAACAAGCTTTGGAAGAACCTTCTGAAGCCGCTCTACAATGTTATTTCTGCTGTAAAGCGTTGCTTTCTCTTTCTCCCTCTGTGCATCCGCATTATCCAGTTTCTTAACATCTATGCCTAATGTTGATGGGCTCATAATCCCCTGTAAACAAAGATCCAACGCTGTGATATATGTTGCAAGATAGCTTTCGTGTGGGATATTGCCCTGTACAAGCTCTATCTTATTAACTGTACCTTCTGCCATGCTGCCATCTGTTTTTATATAGGCATTATCAAAAGCATTAGGCTTTAGCACTTTTCCATCCAGGGGATTCCTTGGTAACATATTCTCCGGTATATATTCCTTTGTTCTATTCCTCCTTAAGGCATCCATCCATTGTGACCATGCTTCATCCAGCGCATCAAAGTTATCTATCTTTGCATCAAATATGCTCTTGCCTCGTCCTTTATACTTGGCTGACTTATAAAACAGAAGAGGAACAGCCATTATAAACTTGTCATTCCAGGTAACATCACTAAGATGTGCCAGCTCCGGTATAACACTTAAATCATATTCCCTGCCGCCTCTTGTAAGCTCATAATGTATGTAGCCTATGCCATAATGTTCAAGTAATACATATTCCTGTCTCTGCACGTTATGCACAGTCTTAAACACTATCTCCTTAACTCTTCCCCTGTCCTTGATAATCTCTGTCTTATCACCAGAGTAGAATTCCAATATAGGATACTTGCTAAGGTTCGTATCGAACGATATCTTGAATGCTCCATCACCGATATAAAGTGTTTCTGTTATTGCCTGCTTAACAAGCTCAATGAAATCATTTTCCTCTGCTATCTTATCCCATTCTGTCTGCCTGCTGCCAGCATCTATTAAATTCATATCATCTGTTACTATACTGGCCAGCATATCGCATAACATAGCAGGGAGACCTACGTGTATCTTTCTTATCTCCATACCTATTGTACAGGATGCAGACCAGAACCTTGTCTTGTCACCATCTATCTGGCTGTATAGCTGTGACAATTCTTCACTCTCACCTCTGTACCATATCTTGTTCTTTATGGCATTTCCCTCGTAATCAAGAGTTTCCTGTATGCTTATGGATCCATTAACAGCCGGCTGGATGTGCAGCCACGTTCTTATTCCTGTTTTTATCTTCTCTGCCATACTTGTAAATATGTTCACCTCTCTCACTCTCCTATCTGGAATTATTTCTTATTCTCTATACCTATCCTGCTTCGATAAGGAATCCAGCCATACTGTACGCTGTTTACCATATGGTCATTGCCATCCTCAGGCTCACAGTCCTTATCTTCAAGCCACGAATACGTTTCTAACTCTGTCTTGTAATTCGTGCAAGTATCGACAATATAAAAGCTTGGCTCTCTGCCCTTTTCGTCATTAAAGGACATCCAGCCAAGCTGTAAGTTAATTCTATCTATTATGGTTACTTTCTTATACGCATTATTAAATATATACTGGCAGTCAATGTGTTCTCTCTTGTACTTGGCAAACTCTGTTATCGTTGCCTGATCAGCGTTATCTATAAACACATTCTTTGACATTCCACCCCATTCTTTTCTGTTACGCTCCAGGAAGTCAATGTAATTCCTTACCGTATCAGACGGAGCTATTGGTATATCAAGTTCTGCATTGTTATACACCTTTTCATCCAGCACTATCAGCTTGCCCTTGTTTGTTATTCCCATAAAGGACATAGCAATCGTATCCGGGCTCTTGGTTGAATAAGCTGTATCAAGTCCGCTGGTGAATATTATGAAATATTCGCCCTGCATTTCATCAACCTCACGTCTGATGTATGACTTTGCCTGATCTCTAGTAATGATATGCCTATTGCAGAAATTAGAAAAGACAAGACCGGTAGCCTTGCCTCGTAATCCTAATATCTTGTTTTTATATATCTTAGTGCCAGGAGGATAGCTCATTTTTTTCTGTTCTATCTTCTCTGGTGTCATAGATATATTGTCTGTCATATTAAAGAACCAGTACACCCAGCCTTTAATAGGCTCACAACCGTTAAGGTCCTTCCATATTTCTTCCGGCACATCTGCCCTGTACTTATCTATAGGCCTTGCATGATTGATGTATTCTGAATATATAGGAAGTGTAGGTGCATCAGGATTAAGTGTACCTACGAAATATTCAGAACGTCCGAATATCTCCCGTATGAAGTCTATGTTAGCTGTATTGCACTCATCTACCCACACACATCCAAACTGTGAACCCAAGGCATTCTTCCATTTACTGGCATTATCATATCCAAGAATATATATTATCTTAGTACTGCTGCCAGTTTTGAATTTAATGTGCGGAAGTTTATTTTCTTTATCGCCATTACCACAGTATTCCAGATTGGGGAATATCTGTAACAATCCCATATCAGCATTTATTATATTCTTCTCAATAACACCTGTTGTATTACCTGCTATAACGTGCAGCTTCATATCTGATTCAGCTACATTCATAATGAACTTAACAGCTACTGTTGTTGTCTTTCCGGATGCAGTTGAACCCTCTAAGAACTCTGCTCTTGCTGGTGTGTCTATGTAATCCCAGTACTTATCACTTAGAAGCATTAGGCTCACCCCTTGCTTTGCGCTGTGCAAGAAGCTCCTGTAATTCACTCCTGGTTGTATCGTTTACATTGGCTTCTATCTTGTCTGTGAATATACCTAAATGCTTGCCAAGAAGTTCTAAGGCCTTAACCTTATCACAGGACTTAACTTCTAATCCATCTCTACCCTTCTTGATAACAGCAAGAGCTCTTTTCTGTTCCTCTGTCAGTTCCTCCGTTAATACTGGCTCTACTGTTCTATACATAACAGGCTTACCATCTTTATCCAGTAAATCCACAAGTGCTCCACCAGCTTCTACTTGCATCTTCTTTTCAACCACATGTGCATAATCCGCATTATTAGAAAAAGCTATCAAGGCAAGCTCCTTGATAACTCTCTCCTGGGTTATCTCTGTACTCCTTGATAGCTCTTTTTGTCTTTTTGCTATATATTCCTGCACCTTAACATTTCTTAACAGTCTTGATGCCGTCTGTTCTGCTGTTTTCGGTGAATACCCTGCCCTGATAGCTGCCTGTGTGGCATTAAGGTCTATAAGGTATTCTTCACAGAATCGCTTCTGTTTATCTGTTAATGCCATACAATCAGCTCCTTTCTGGCATAAATAAAAAGGCAACTATATAGTTGCCTTTTTTTAACCTCCTAATAACTCATCAAATTCCTTATGAAATTTACTTGAAAATATTTTTTCATAATTTATCCTTTGAGATATATTAAACGACTTATATTTAATTTCATAATTATGTATTAAAAACTTAAATAATATTTTCATCAATGTATAAACATCTTTATTTATGTATTCAATCATTGTATTTTCTCTTGATAATATATCATATATATATTCTATCTCTTTATTTTCTAATTTCAACTTATCATGAACTTCATTAGAATATTTTGCATATTGAGAATACAACCTATTTAAATAATCTTTATCTGTATATTCGCTTTTTATATCTTCTTTAATATTTCTGTATGATGTTTCATTAATTTTCTTTATTGATTTATCTTTAAAAATATATGAATAAAAACACTTAAGTGTTTGTTCAGTAATATATCTCATACACGCTGTTATTCCCATACTATCACTTAATGGTACATACATTAATAACATATTATATCCATATATTATTTTAGAAATAAAAAATTCTACTTTTTCATCATTTATGTAATTTTTTAATATTTCTATAAAAATATTAAAACTACATATTCTTTTATATAACAAATCATATTCTTTATTATATTGACATTCAGGAAATACTTTTTTTAAAAACTCTTCATATTCGCCTAATTGACTATTTTTTTCCATATTTCTTCACCAATATGTCATAATCACTTTCTTTGTTTTCTTCATTTGTTTCTACTTTATTATCTTCTTCCATACTTTCTATCATCACTTTTTTTAATATCTGTAATTGTTCAACTAACTCTTCATAAGTTGATTTATGTATTACACTTAAAAATTTTATAATTGATTGATTTCTGCTTTTTAACAAATACGGCTTACATGGAATATTTAATTTTAAAAATAATTCTTCTAATTCCTTATTATGTTTATATATATTTCTATCATATACAATACTTGTTAAAATAGAATACATTTCCATCTTGAATTCATCAATATCTTTTATTCCTTGTGTTATCATTATTTTTTTATATATCTTATTCTTCATTTCTAATAGTAACCTCCTTATCAAATTCTATGCAAATATCTTCTAAAGATGTTATTAAATTTGTATCTTGTCTATCAGAAATAAACTTTGACATATCTGATGTAATTAATTTGGGAGAATTCGGAAATACAGTATTAAATATCTTTGTATCCTTAAATGCTTTTGAAATATTTTTCATATTTCTTTTTATTCCTTTGGACGGATTTGAATCTATTTTGGTAAATATTATTCCTAAACAATCCAATGAATGACTATCAAAATCTCTTCTATATGTTCCCTTTAATCTATCAACAACACTATCCAACATACTTACTCCCAACATAGAATATGCATCTGGAACAACAGGTACTAAATAAAAATCACTCGTCAGTAACGCTGTTATTGTATAAAATGAATATGTTGGAGGACAGTCTATAAATATATAATCATATTTTTTTCTAAAATCACTATCTTCTACAAAATTACACAATATATGCTCTGCTGCCCCAGATCCTATTTCTCTATCCATAAAGTAAACATTTAATTCTCCCGGAATTAAATGCAAATTATCTGTTAATTTATATACAATTTTTTCTGTATTTGCACCTTCTAACATTGAACCAGAAGTTCTATACAAATTTTGAATTGTCGGTAATGAATTAATGTCTGTAATTATTTCATCATCTTTTATTTGTATCACTTTGAAATGCTCAAAAAAAGATTGTGTACAGTTTGCCTGAGGATCTATATCTATAACTAATACCTTTTTATTCATATTATTAGATAAATGTAACGCAATTTCTTTACATAAAGTAGTTTTACATACTCCACCTTTCATATTTAAAAAAGAAATTATATTTTTATTCATATCATTACCCCCCAATTATAATAATCATATAATAAAACATTTTTATATTTATTTCAACAAAATAAGGCACCAACTTTCGTCAGTGCCTTAAGAGGGGATAATTATCAATTTAGGAGTAATGGTGCCAGCTCTCGCCGGCACCACCGGGGATATTATTGAATTCAGACTTGCGTATGTCTGTGAAACAATGCACCTTACATCTGTTCCACGATAAATATTACCACATATAAAACGAACAGAACGAACAAAACGAACAGACTTTTATTTTTCTTTCAAAAATCTTTCAACTGCCATCCTGCATCCATCTGCAGTATAATGCTTTCCCATACTGTGTGCAACTTTTATCCAGGAATATTTGTTAATGTATCTGTACGTAATCATCCTCCTCATAGTGCTGCTCTTTATCTGGTATATGTAATGCTCTGCAAGTGCTATCTGCTGTTCTATCTTTTCAAGAACATCTTCCTGCTGCGACTTTCTTAACATCAATAATGCCATCTGATTATCATATTCCGAATATGGGAAACCTTCTATCTTGAAATGCTGCTTGCCTCCATTTCCGCCTGATACACTATCTATTACAGTATATCCTTCCTGCTCCATCTTACTTATCCTTTTCTCTATCTGAGATATAGATTCTTTTAATGATTCTCTCTCCTTTACCAAGTCTTCATACTGTATCAATATTTCTTTGATATTGTACTGTTCTTCCACTCACTACACCTGCCTATCTCTTATATTTCTGTTCTGTGCCATCCGCCATCTTTACTGTTATTTCTAATGGATACCCCTTAGCGTTATTACCTACACTTAAATAACGTTCCTTTATTATTTCCAATGGCTTACAATGTCCTTTTTCACAATGCTGTGCTTTAGTTTTATCATTGTATTCTGTTCCACATATCTCACATATGTAATGTTTAACTTCTTTCAATATAATTACCTTCCTTTCGTCTCTCTCCACCAATTAAAATCCCAGCCATTATTAGTTAACTGCTGCCATATATGATTGCCTTTGTAATATGCCTTTCCTTTACCTCCGTTACGTCTGTATATCTGATATATTCCTGGCTTATCTGGTTCTGCATCATAGCAATTATGCCACCCTTGTGCTTCCATTTTTTCTTTAAATGTCATACACTCTTCAAACTTTAACTGACCTATCATTGTTTCATACTAATCTCTTTATCAAACTTTTCTTTTTCCAAAATTTCAATTATATAATACACTTTTCCTTTTTCAGCTCCCCATTCTTCTTTACCCTTTCCTAGTCGTAATATGCATTTACATTTAAGCTGAGGAGAATTCTTAGAATATCCATTACGAAAAATTATCTCTTGTACTCTATCTTGTCTTATTTCCTCTGGAACGTCATTGCCTTGTAGCAATTCATACTCATATCTTTCGCTAAAAATACTTGATGGGTATATTGTTATCGCACCAAAAAGATTCTGGAAACGTGTTTCATAATATTCTTTTATTTCTCTATATTCTTCTTTCTTCTCACCTGAAGCAATCATATCAAACCATTTTTTCTTGATTGGCAATGTTAGCATTATGAATTGCCTCCCCTTTTACCATTTTCTGTATACAAGCTCATCCTCATTCCATTCCGGATAAAGCTCCTGCAAATACTGTCTGAATATCTCCAACATCTCCTTTCTATTTCCTTGATTGCCATTGTCTAACATATTATGGTGAAACTGACATCCTATAGCTCCATTCTGAGGTATTCCTAAGCCGCCTGCTGACCTTGGTATATAGTGCATAACGCTTAGTATTTGCTGTGAATACCACGTTGAACCCTGCATATTGTATTTCTTAATGCAGAAAATACACTGACCGAAGTCTCTTGCATAGATTTCCTTTCTTGCTTTTTCTGTAAATTCGTGTGCTCTTGCCTGTTTTGATTTTCCCATTTCTCTTCTAACTCTCCTACAAAACCAATTGTAATTCTATTATTCATTGCCCTGCACATCTCAAGCGTACAGCCTGTTGAATGTTCCCACCCTGGTGCAAATACTGCCACATCACACATATCAAGCATAGAAATACATATATTCATAATTTCTTTGTGTGTTGTATCCTTGGGAAGGTTCTCACACACCTTTACTGGGTTAATTACTGTATGTCCCTGCTCTGTAAGAACTTTTTCGATTGCCCCTGCTCTCTCCTTATAGTCGGATGTTCCTGTTACTGGTAAACTTATATATACTTTCATCTGCTGCCTCCTTTTAGCTGTTCAAGCTCTGTCTTTATGTTTTCTGCTAATGCTATAAGCCTGTCTATAATGTTGTCTGTAATATAACTGTTAGCTTCCAATGTGAATTTAATATTTGATGCCGCAGTTATAATATTGTTCTTTATATCAGCTTCTGATGTGAGAGACTCAACTGTCCCCTCAACACGTTCTACTGGCATAACATCAGGATAATCTGCAATATTCTTCTGTCCTTCAACCTGCTCATCTACAGGCTCAGCTTCTGTCTTTATCGGCTTTTCAGGCTCCTTTGTCTCTATAGGAGATGATTTGGGAACTGTCTTTTCTATATCGTGGATTTCCTCCTGCTTTGCCTTTACAACCTTTGTTTTCTTTTCCGGCTTTTTTATATCAGCTTTGGAACTGTGTTGCACCGGTGCAACTTGGGTATTTTTCTTAGGATATTCTTTAGCATATATCTGCTGCCATACTGTCTTGGCATCAGCCTCACTATTTATTATGTTCCTGCCTGCTATGCTCATTGTGGCAATGTATACTTCCTGTGGATTGTATGTATCCTTCTCTGCTGTCCTAAGGCTTACAACTGCTATATCTTCTCCCTGCTTGAAAGAAACTGCTTTTCTTCCTGCTCCCTGTATTCGAACTGAATAAATCATATCTCCCGCAGGTGCGAATATATCTACAATGTTATCAACATTTAATTTCTCGTGCGTAACTGCATTATATATGCTCTCATATACCTCTATATTCTCTTCACATATTTTGTATATAATCTGCTCAAGCTCTGTCTTTTCAGTATCTGTGCCCTCAGCATATACTTCCAGATCACTTATTTTCTTTTCCTCATCAAGTTCCTCTTTAAGTGTCTGTATTTCCCTCTTGGAATACTCTGGCGTAAGCTCCTCATTAAGTTCATCCGGAAGCTGGAGCATAATAACAAGCTTGGCATACCCAAAACCTTTATATGACGTCTTAAGCACTGGACTGTTGCCATTTTCCGAGAACCTGTCATTAATGCTTATAAAACGTGACACCATTGTCTTGTCCAGACCATACTCCACCCTGGCAAATTCGATTACGTTAGTATATGCAGACCATTTTAGAATATCTGTATCTCTTGCCAGCTTTAACAAATAGCCAATTCTTACGAACCCCTCAGCAGTTTCTTTCATCTGCTTATCAAGTGCCGTCTTATATTCATCATAATTCCTAATTTCTTCTAATTCATTCATCCTGCTTTCCCTGCCTTTCCTGCAATGTGAGCTACATAAGCCTTTAAGAAGCTGTCTATTGTCTCTTTGTCTGGCTTGGTATCCCTTATTCCATACCACTGCTGTACCTTGTTATTTTCATATTCCACTGTAATATATGGTTTATCTGGCTCATTTTCGTGCCTTATTACAAGTATTATTGCTTTATTCTGGTTATAGTTGCTTAAATACCTCTGATGGTCATCACCCACACAATGATGTAAAATACGTCCTTCCATAACAACTTCTCCTGCATCTCTTGCTGGTCTTATAAGCAGTCCCGACTGCTGCCAGGTATATTTTGTTGTAACTTTCGCTGAATTAACCTTTATCCTTGCATATTTCTCATTCATCTGTTTAATGTATTTGGCACTCTTTGCACGTTCCATCTTCTCTCTTAACTCTATGTATGTTTTGTGAAGTTCTCTCGGTCTTAAATACACTGTATTGCTAAGATCATCTCCATTAGCTTCCCTCGCTCTTAAGTAATCATCATATTCTGTAATAGCATCTGCCAGAATGGCGTGTTCTGGTATATTCTTATTAAGATAGTTCAATAGCTTTTCAGGGCTCTGGTACTTTAAAATGTGCTTTAGCTTATCTGTAGATGCAGTTATATACAATCTTGTAACAATCTCTACATTATGCTGTGTAAAGGGTATTTTTCTGTAATTCATAATTTTAATTACACTTAATGCAAGCAGTTCCTGTTCGGACTCCCTTAAATACCTTAACTGTTCAGTTGTTACTCTTAAAATTCCTGCGGCTGTTTTTGCTTTTTTATTAATATCTCTTGTTTGTCCCTTCGCAAAAATTAACCTCCTGCATATCTGTGTAAGGCCTATTTTGTATAACTGCTCTATCTGCGGTGCGTGTGCATAAGCAGTAAGAGTATCATATCTTGCCAGTATATATCTTTCCTCTCTTGCACCTGCCTCACTTATAAGCTTATATGCTGTTGCTGGGATGTATCTTAAATCACTTTTTTCAACTGCCTCGCAGTAATTAACCTCATACAACTTTCCTGACCTGTATATGTCTAGCTTTTTACTCTTCCACCATTTTCCTGTATTACAGCTATTGTCATATATCCTCTCATAATCTCTTCTTAAGAACACCCTGCCATACTCCAGTATCTTTTTAGTTAATATACTGCCTGGGCTTCGTACTGCTCTTACTGAGTAAGCTCTTATTACAAGTGTTTCATCTTCTGCTGCCTGATACAAAAGCACTTCAAACACCTGATTTGTAATCTTTGCACGCCCCCAGTTAAGCAGTGTCCCTTTTCTTTTGCATTTTGGACACTCTTTTGATTGATATCTTCGTGGCACAATATCCACCGATGGACCTGCATAAGCTTCTGTGGCTTTTATTCGCCTTGTAAATTTTTCTCCACACTGACAGCAATAATAATCTGCATAACTGCCATTCCGCTTGTAATAAATAATATTTCCAGCTTCTATGTATCTGTTAATAGTTTCATCTAAGAGCTTTGGTTTTTCAGGCATAATAGCAAATAACTTTTCTTTTTCATTTTCTTCTTTTAACATTCTTTCTGATGTTTTAATATCAAATGCTTTCTGCTCTATTGCATATATTAAATCTTCGTTATCCCATCCAGCAGGTATTTTCTTTGCATACCATTCTTTTAGTATCTGCTTATCCACTCTGTCTATACTGGCTTTTCCCAACTCTCTTGAATATGGTCTGTTCCAGTCAATCGATATACAATCCCATTTTTGATTTTCATAATTAAAATGTGCATATTCTTTGTCATTCACTGCCATTCTGTACTTTATTGCCCCTGCGATATAAAGGTCTATTATCAGATGCTTTTTATTATCAATATCAATAACAGCTGCTGTCAGTTCTCTATCTGATACAGGTATTCTGCCTTCATATGCTAATATTTTCTGCTTTTTCACTATCTGCTGCCTCCAAGATAATATTCATCTATAAGCTTGTACGCTGTTGCCATTCCGGGGATACCCATTTTTACATTGCTATTTCTTATGCCCGCCTGTTTTACTATATTTTTGTCTACATCATACGAATTGGTGAAACTCCATTTTAGAAGTGCCGCTATACAGCCTTTAATGCTCTTGCCTTTTGTTCTTACCGCCACAGCCATATCTTCGCACTCTGTACACCTCTTTTTTATGTAGGTAACCCAGTCTTCTATTATCTCTTTAGGCTGCAACTCCTCTGTCTCAACCTCTATTTTTCCAAATGCAGCCATCAGCGGAGAACATAATTTATCCACCATTCCATCTATATAGTCCTGCGCATCATCTTCATCTATGCCATTTTCTCTTGCTATTGTCATAACTGCATCAGTATCACCTTCCTGTAATTGTGCTGCTGCCGCTTCGTTTATTTCTTCTGCACTGTTAAACTCTCCGAATATATCAAACATCTTCATACTCCTTTACTTTCTCTATATGCCCTTTTAACCAGTTTCTGTATGAATGTTCCTCTTGCAGGCGAAATTCATACTTATGTCCTGCAAGCAGTTCATCCAGCTTTCTCCATTCATCTGCGTTTGCCACATCACCGCCTTTTGCTGTTTTATAATTATTCTGCTTCCACTTGTCTGGCCAGCCAGCATTAAAAGCATTTGCCACATAAGGAGACTCTGTATATATAACCAGTTCACATTTTTCTTTCATCCGTTGTAGTGCTTTAATAACTGCTATTAGTTCTGCCCTATTAGGCTTCATATCATACAGCAGTTCTGTGCTGTCCAATGTTATTGGCTCTTTATCTGTTACAAGTTCTAATATGTAGCCTATAATGCCATTCTGTACATTTAGTCCCTTAAAGGTTGTTGCTGTATATATGTTTACCTGTCTCATTGCTCCTCCTTATGGGTCATCCTGTAATCGTAATAGCTTGTACTCTGTATAATGCAGATAATTCATTCCTGTATAAGAATTTGTCCCCATTACTATCGACAATGGATCTATAAAATATCCTGGTGTCGGCTCCGGACCATTTTCTATAATCTTTCTCATCGTCCTTCTGCTGTAATCAGTGCGTTCTGGCTCAGGACGTACCAAATTCCTTGAACAGGAATACTTAACAAGTTCTTTCTGTTCCTGTACGCTGAACATATTAAGCTGTTCGTATTCTTCCGTATTTTCTTCCGGCTGTTTAACGATATACTCTGCCAGATCTGCATATCCGCCAGTTTCATATATGTTTTGATAGTTAACGTGGCCAAACCTTTCCCAGCATTTTGTTATAATCTTATCTGCACCTGTAACCCTGTTTATAAGGATATGTATATGCACACCTCCGAGTGCTCCTACCTCAATTCTGTATATATACTTCACAATCTCATTGATGTTCTTATATCTTGTTCTGAGACTTCTTAAGAAACTGTTAAGGTCTTTCCTTACTTCGTCGATGCTTTTCCTTGTTCCCTTCGGATACTTTAAGGTTGTCCATAGATCTCCCTCCTTAAAGTTTGCTTTTATTAATCTTCTTACTCTCTTTTCTTTATTCCTCTGGTTCTGCTTTCTAATCTGCTCCTGTGTTGCTTTCTGTCTTTTATGGCGTTTCTCGCCCTTAGCTCCATAATTACCAATAAATTTATACTCATACTCATTAGAGCCAGGAAAGCGCCATACATCTTTTCTGTAAGCCATACCTGTCTCCTTAAATGTCCTAACTTTAATATATTTATAAAGTTACAAAGACGAGCCTGCACCCGCTTGACTTTCAGTGAACTTACACATATAATAAATATGAGATTTATCTATATGTGTTTTGAGAAAGAGCCGGTATTCCTTGTACCAGCTCTTTTTCTATTATTCATCTATACTTTGCTTACTTTTACATATATAGTGTCTATTATTGTTTTATCTATATAGACTTCCGCCTTTATCTTTCCATACTCTTCTGCCAGCCTGAACAATCTGTCATACAGGTTATTATACGGAACTGCCACAAAAGATGTTATCCAGTTCTTATCCCTTGGTTCTTTCTCGATATGCTGTTGTGCCTGTGTATATAACAAATCTACTCCTTTCTGACATAACCTAACGAAGTCAAAGCCTGTTCATTAAGCCGCTGTCCGTACTCTTTCTTCTCTTTGTCTGACAGTGAATCGTAATCAATAATCTTGTCACCATCTATAATCTTTATTACTATGTTCACACTCTCACCTCTGACTTGTGGTTACTGTCTTATATGCTTACACTGAATGTCCTGATTACATCTTTTAATCACAATATGTCCTGTTGCAGTGTGGACACCCAGTAATCAGTGTTGAACCTGCCTTTTCTACAGAGATACCTGTTTTATATTCTCCGTGGTCCTGCTCTGTATAAATGTCTTTATTACAGTTCCAGCATTTACCATCTCGGGGTGCAAACTGTGGATAACCTTCTCTATCGCAATATTTATCCTGTGCTACTCTTGCTTCGCTTGAATTAAAATGCTCCATAGTATCACCTCTTCTTATCATCTCTGCATAAAACTAATATTGTTATACAGATAATAGTTGTTATTGCTACTGCTGTTGTGTTCATATCTTCTCCTTTTTATGGTCTTGTATCCACATCAATAAGACTTTCTGTATGAAAATACATCTTGTAATGATATGGGTCAGAATGTGTTCCTGTTATATCCTCAACAACATACATTGTGTAATCATTGAGATATATGTAATTCTTTCTGTATTCATCTGCACCTGTTTTGACTGTACACACCAGCTCATTTGCACTATCGTTACTTATGCTCATATAACCTTCTGCTTCCATAATGATTTTGTCTGTACGCGCATTGTATACTGTTATTTTTCGTTCGCACTCAAAATAATCTGCCTGCTTGGACATATTGTAATTAACCTTATCTGCCTCACTACAGCCTGTCATTGTTAATGAGACACCTAATATTAAAGCTGCTAATATTGTGTTTTTTCTCTTTATCACTTTTTGCCTCCATATTTAAATATCTTGTCTTATCTACTTATGTCTCCTATACTTGAATTACTGGTGTTGCCGCACCTAGTTTTTAAGCAGGGAGATTATATCTATGAAATCTTTTGAACAATTTCTTTCATCTCTTTCGCAAGAAGAAATTTCAAAAATTAAAGCTGATGTTTTGGCTACTCACACACCCGAGTCTACAACAGATGCTATTGTTAATTTAAGTTTTGAAATATCTCTTAAATTGTTAGAGAAATACCATAATTGGTTAAATAATTAATTGACTTTTTCCATCTTTTATTGTTTTTTTATTAATTGCTCTTACAATGTTACTGGGTTGCATTTTGTAAATGCTTATCGCAATAAAAATTGTAAGAGCAATTATCACTACCATTTCTATCTTGTTCAATCTTTCTCACTCCTTTCTGTTATAGAATTTCTTGGCTTATCCAAAAAGTATTACAATCACTAGCACAGCTATTGAAAAATATAATGGAAAATTAGGATGTCGTTCTCTGAATGGTACTTTCACAATCACATATTCAAATCCTAATCTCTTCATTTTCCTTACTACTGATATCATCTGCACTAATGTTCTTACACTCTCTTCTATGAATGGTTCATAGCTGCGTATAACATACTTGTATTCTTTCCTTTCAATCTTTCTCACTCCTTTCTGTGGTAGAATGTTCAATATTTTGAACTTTTAGTGTAAAAAAATACGAACATATATCTTTATCTGCTAATCCTAGCAATGATACAGCCCTTCGTATTTCACTTTGTTTCCACTCAACTTTCCCTTGCATTTTCAATGATATGCTACGTTCAGACAATTCCATTTCTTTTGCAAACATAGATTGAGAACCACATTTTTCAATTATTTTTCCTCTTAATTTACTGTAATCAAATTTCAAGTTATATGCCTCCTTTTTAGTTCAATGTTTTGAACTATTATTAATTTATCATTTATTATTCAATGTGTCAATACCTTTTTTCAATTATTTGAACTTTTTATTCTTTTATATTGAAGTTTTGTTTTATATGTGATACTATCATAATTATAAAGAAGGAGGTGTTATTTTGAAAATAACAAATACATCAAACAGATTAAAGGAAATAATGAAAGAAGAAAATCTTAAACAAGTGGACATTATAAAAAAAGCTAGTTATTTTTCCTCTAAATATAATGCAAAAATAACAAAAACTGATTTAAGTCAATATGTAGCTGGCAAAGTAGAACCTGGACAAGCTAAACTATTTGTACTTGCAAGCGCTCTAAATGTGAATGAGGCTTGGTTAATGGGATATGATGTTCCTAAAGCTAGAGGAACTATCATATCAACTGATCATATAAATATATCAGATGATGTATTATATGCTATAAACATATTATCAAGTGTTAATGGATATGAATTTTCTATTTTTGCAAATCAATTTCAGGTAACATATAATGATTGTATAATCAAATTATCACCAAATGAAGTTAATGACCTGGTAAAATCTTCTATTGAACAAATTGCTTTTGTTATGAAAAGCATAATTACAAATAGATTAAAAGATAATAAATTTCCAATTCATTCAGATTTAAAACTTCAAACCAATGAATTAAATGCCGCACATTCTCTAGATAATGCAACTTATGAAGATAATTTGAATGATGATAATATTATGAATGATGAGAATTTCTAAATAAAAGAGGGGATAAATTTGAATTACGAGGAATTACTTATTGAAGCTGATAGCAATAATTTGATTACAAAAGAAAAACCTCTGCTCGCTAACGCAGGAAGAATTAAAGGAAATCGCATTGCTATCAAAAAGGACTTACCTACACAGACAGAAAAAGCTTGTGTCCTTGCCGAGGAACTTGGACACTTCTACACTTCCACTGGCAACATATTAGATATGTCAGACTCTTCTAACAGGAAGCAGGAATTAAGAGCCCGCCTATGGGCTTATAACAAACAGATCGGCTTAAGAGGTCTAATTGATTGCTATAAAGCCAATTGTAAATCTATTCACGAAATGGCTGAATATCTTGATGTAACGGAAGAATTTCTGCTAGAAGCCATTGAGTGCTACCGCTCAAAGTATGGAGTGTATGCTAAATTAGATAATTATTTTATTGGCTTTATACCTACTTTATACATTATAGAAGAATACAGACAAGCAACAGATTAAAAGTATTGCATATGTCCTTGTTTTAATTACCAACAAATTATGAAGGCATATAATTCTTTACCTGTTAAGTTATCACAAAAGAAATATGCTAAATTATGGGCTGACGGATTTGGACTAAAAATGTAACTACATTATCGGCTTTGAACCAACCTTTTATGTGTTGGAGATGTGGGAATGACTATTGACACTAATATCCATTCAAGATACACTACTCTTGAATGTACTCTGGTGTCCTTCGGGCCCAGAGTCTTTTTATACCATCTCGGTGATAATGCCGTTATGATTTAAAAATAAATAAAAGCCCCTGTGCTACCAACACAAGAGCTTTTACCACGATACTTACATAAGCTGTGCTTATATATAATACCGCCCTAGACAAGCTATATTATATCATTCATAGCACCGCTTTTGCAAGTGGTGTTATTTTTGTACCCATTTTTGAGTTGCACCGGTGCAACTTGCATATATTTTACAGAAAGGATGATTAATATGGCTAAGGATATACTTAATATGAAATCTGCTTGTGCCTACATACGTGTGTCCACAGATAAACAGGAAGAACTTTCACCAGATGCACAGAAGCGGCTTTTGATTGACTTTGCAAAAAAGAATAATATGTCACTTCTGGCAGAAAACATTTACATTGATAATGGTATTTCCGGCAAGAAAGCAGACAAACGACCAGAATTTATGAAAATGATAGGAATGGCAAAAAGCAAAGAACACCCATTCGATGTTATTCTTGTATGGAAATTCAGCCGATTTGCGCGTAATCAAGAAGAATCGATTGTCTACAAATCTTTACTTAAAAAGAACCGTGTTGATGTTGTGAGTGTATCCGAGCCACTTATTGATGGTCCTTTTGGTACATTAATAGAACGTATAATAGAGTGGATGGATGAATACTATTCTATTCGTCTGTCCGGCGAAGTTCTAAGAGGTATGACCGAGAAAGCCTTACGAGGTGGTTACCAGTCTTCTCTGCCTCTTGGATACCGAATGAATAAAGACACTGGCATACCTTACATATACGAAGAAGAAGCTGTTATTGTAAGAAAAATATACAATGACTACATTGCCGGCCACAGCTACTTGGAAATTGCCAGGGAACTTAATGCCCTTGGATATAAAACTAAGCGCGGGGCTGCATTTGAGGGACGTACTGTTGAATATATATTAAGTAATCCATTTTATTATGGAGCCGTCCGCTGGAATAGACAAAATCACGACAATCATACAATAAAGGACATTAGTGAATGGATTATTGTTATGGGTAAACACCCAGCAATAATTAATAAAGAAACTTGGGATTTGGTACAACATCTTATGGCTTTAAGGAGCAAACCATACAAAGCACGAGCCGCTGGACATATGAAGCATTGGCTTGGAGGAATTGTAAAATGTTCTGACTGCGGAGCTTCTCTTATGGCTGGTCTTAATGCTACACGTTACCAATGCGGCAACTACAACAAAGGCAAATGTCTGCATAGCCATTTTATAAAAACTGCTGCCCTTGAAAAAGCTGTATATGAGTCATTAGAGCGTGTACTGAATGGAAGTATAGAATTGCACTATGAACTTAAGAAAAGTTCCAATGAGCCAGAGGAAGATAGCCAAAGCATACTTCTTGGCCAGTTATCTAAACTTGAGGATAAGGAGGCAAGAATTAAGCAGGCATATCGTGATGGTATTGATACTATAGATGAGTATAAGGAGAATAAGCAGCTTCTTGCAGAGGAACGTGAATCTTTATCAGCTAAGCTTCAGTCTCTTAAAGATACTCTCTCCGATAAAGATGATACTGCTGCTATGCTTAATAATATATCTAACGTCCTTGATATTATTAAGGATGCTTCTAAAGATACTCTTACCAGAGCTAATGCTATAAGAAGTATTGTAGACCATTTTGTCTATGATAAGGAAAAGGATAAACTGGAAGTGTACTTCTTCCTACAAAAATAGAAAAGAGTCTTCTATATACCATAGAAGACTCCTTTATCAATTCGTTCTTTTTTATTTATCTTTGCTTTTTTCCTTATCAGTTGTCTGTTCCTTATCTGAAGGATAGTCAAAGATGCTTTCTAAATCAAATCCCATATCCTACCTCCTTTGAAACCTTTTCTCTTGTTCATTTGCTAGTATAGACTAATCCGTTTTAAATGTCAATAAATTCACTTCTTTTTATCATCATATATTCTTTTTAATCACACTTCTTATTGCATCTGCTTCTCTATCCTTTTGTTCTTTTGCTCTATTGTTCCAAATATTAAATAAGTCTATGACATTTGTATATAATTTTTGTTCTCCTGTCTTATTATTTTTAGAGATTTCATAATACATATGAGAAACTATACGAATATATGTTTGATGTAAAGATTGGTATATAATTTTCTCTTCAGCAATTTTACAATTGAAACTTATTGCAAAATATTCCAAATTATTCAATAGCTGTTGAGATAACACCTTGAATTGGTTTATTACAATTTTTTCAACCATATCTTTATCTTCTTCACTTACTTTATTTAAGTCTATATCAAAATAATCAGCGTGAGATAAAATGACATTTTCAAATTCCTTTGACATCCTTATTTTTTCTATTTCTTCTCTGTCAGCCTGTGATAAAACACTATTTAATTCTCCCACATCAAAATTTTTCATTGAATCTATCTTTATCTTATCCAATATAGCTAATATTTTTGTTTCTCTGTAAACTCTTGTTATAATAGAAATTTTATTTATTATATTGTCTTTATAAAATTGGGTTAATTCTATCGCCTCTTTACTTCTTACTCTTTTTACCTCCTCTAACTGTTCTTCTTTTAATTCATTCTCTCTTCTACTTGTTAATATGTACTGCCATACTGCTATTACTACGCCACCAATAACAAACAATGCCGATATTATTTGAATAGCATAATAAACACTTTCTAAATAACTCTCTTCTTTTGATCTAAAAATTATTGCCAATAAAACACTTATTACTAATACACCTATTATCACACCTATTATTATATATAGCCTCTGTTTTTTGTCTGTTACGTTTTTCTCTTCGTTCATCCTAATACCTCTCTTTTCCTTAGCATAAAACATTTTATAGTTTTATTCAAGCCAATTATTAATATAATAAATAAATATGTGATTTATTGTATACCTTGTTGAAGTATGGTGGACCGGACGGCGAGCTTGGTGCTTCTATGCGTTACATCTCGCAAAGATATTCTATGCCATACAGGGAAGTTGCTGG